CCCCTGGATGACCTTTTCAATTCCAAAGGGCCCGTTCTCTGCTTCCCATCGCTCTACAAAACTTCTCGCGTTGTAAGGATCGAACCCAAAAGTACGAACATCGTATTCGTGACTTTGAATAAACAGGTCCAAATCGTCATAAATTTCCATCATTTCAAGGACGGTACCCTCCATTACGTGAAGACTTCCTTCATTAATGAATTCATCATACTTCAATCTCATTGAAGCTTGAATCTTCATTAAAGTCAAAGAGGTAATGTAGCTTCTGGTTTTAACCCCAAAAGACCCGTCTTGAAGGGGAAATAGGAACGTAAACGCGCAGAAATCGTCTCCTTGAGAGAGATCCGCGCCCATAGAACAAGGCAAACTCCAGAATTCTCTGGTTCGATGAGGCAAAGTCTCTTCGTAAGTGAAGAAATAAGTATAACCCTCCATCGGAATACCAAACCGCTTAGCTAAGATGTCATTTCTAGCGGCAGGAGCTTTTTCGGCTCTTTCTACGTCCAAATGATAGGTATCGTAGCTAACGGTCCGTCCAAGATTAGGATTTGCCTTCAACCAGGTCGATGGATCGTTAACTTCTTCGATATCGTCCAGTTTATAGTGCCAAATGGAAACGTGTGGCGCAAGATACTCACCTCGAAGTATCGAAGCTAGTTCCATTTTGATGGTGTCTCCAGAACCATTGCGAACTGTTCCTTCAGAACTGACCGCAACGATAATGTAATCCTCCATCTTAGAGGCACCTTGTTCAATAGCTCCGACCACATCCTCTCTAAGATCTCCAGACAACCATTCATCGATTGTTGAGACCTTAGGTCTAAGCCCCTGTAGCTTAGCAATGGTCATAGGACGAATCTCAAGTAGAGATCCAGTCAAGAAGTTCTCGATACCCTTTTTAGTAGACGCTAACTTCTGTCTTTGCGCCCTTGAACCTGTAGTGTTCTGGAGAGAACCCTCCGTCAAGAACTTAAAGAGTGGGCCACGACTCCTAACGATAGCTGTTCTAAAAGGAGACATGACTTCTTCGGCTTGCTTCATGGTGGGAGCGGTGGTGATCTGATGTGTAGTCGCGGTGTCCACATTAAGGAAGTAGGCTTGTATGAGGTATTCATACATTGACTTCGCTGCACCGCGAGCAACAATCAAATACTGTTTGACAGTTAACCGCTTCTTAATCATCTTTGTTACGTAATGCCCACCGTGGCCATCTTCGTTTGGCGTATAAACGCTACGTTCGACGAAGTAGAACCAAGAAAGAAGTTGCTCTGCCCACAATTTAAAGCTATCTAAAAGATTAAGATCGCTTCCATCGGTAAGAGTCAGCTCCATTTCACAATACTGAATAAAGCCATCAATAGCCAAATCATCATAATATATGTTTGGGTTCTCTATAAGAGCATCGATTCTGTTCATTTCCATAGAGATTTCCCTATTTACAGGGATTTCACCGTTAAGAACAGACTCTCTAAACAACCCATAGTAATAAGGTGTTGCTGTGTTAGATAAAGCCATAACAACCCCTTATTCAAAGTCGATTAGCCACCGACTTAGCAAATTCCGAACCCAATCTGGACTCAAGAATGGATTTAACGGCAACGATTCCGGCAGTGGTGACAAGCGTCTTAGTCACCTTCTTACCAGAACCGCTAAGAACCTCTTCCACAAATTGACGACCCTTAGACTTATCTTTCGCGTTAAGCTGGTTATATCGCTTCTCTGTCTCCATTCGCTTAATGCGCTTTTGTAGTTCAGCATCGCTAAGCTTCTTGGGAGACTTCTTAAACGAAGTTCTAGTCCTTGGGGAGTTCGACCCGCCAGACTTACGACGGACACCCCACTTCATTCCTTTAACACCGTGATGAGAAAGGAACTCTAGAACCTTATCGCTCCATCGTGCATCGAGTTCAAAATCATCATTCTTCTTCAATGCAAACGTTGGACCCTCAGAATTTCCAGTCCACACAGCTATACGGTCGAACTCAACCCAACGAATTCCTGGGAAGTCTCTAGTATCTTCCTTAGCTGGAGACTCAGGGAACCCCAATGTCAAATGAGGAATCCACTTATCGAACTGTGGGACCGAGTTATAGGCTTGCCAGATGTTACGGTTCTTAAGGAGATGCGATCTGACTTGCTCCAGCCATTTGACGTTAAAATCATCGAAGAAGAGGACATCGGCGTTATCATCGCCTAGTTCTCCTCGTCTATCGACAGACATTCCGAAACGTCTTAGAGAAACGTTGTTCGTATGCTCTACGTATTCCACAATATTCTTAATCGTGTCTTGGTTGTCAATCTCTCCAAGAAACAAGAAAGTCATGTGTGGAACCTTCTCGCTTGAGATCTTCCAAACGAAGTCGTCTTGTTCTGGAATGAAAGCAATAGTTACTTCAGGCATTTCACCTCCCTAAAGAGTCACCCAAGCGCCGGATTGACGTACATGACGAACAACAGGAACCCAAAGACCGCCGTCGCGGTAGAATCGCGTGTCTTCAGAAAGAGAGAAGTTAAACCCAGGGGGATCTTCTCCGGTAAGGACCGAAGTTCCGGTTATGGCTGTTTGATCAAATCCGTTTCCGGACAGATCTAGAACTGGATCCCCTACGCTCTCTTGATTAAACGCCCAAAGTCCTGTTGGTGGAACAGTCAGCCAGTTTACTAATTCAAATTCTAGATCTTCACATTCAGAATCAGTAAGTTCTGTGCCTGACCAAACCCCAACTACGGCTAATTCTCCTTCAAGGAAGAAGTTATTGTTAACCGAAAAGCCAAAGTGTGTGGCGGTATGACTAGCCGAGGCTTCGTCGTTAATTGTGGAACGATTTGTGTGAGTCCATGATCCAGTAGAATATGGAACAGAATGCTGACGAACAGCGGCTGATCCTGAAGGTTTAGTAGCAATAGTTAAATACCACTCGTCTGGAGACCACGCTTGAATGGTGGAAAACCCGTTGTAGTCGACATAAACTTCGTCGCCACCGATCGGAAACATCCCCCAACGTTCAAAACCGCTGGCATCTCCGCAAACAATAGCGTGATTTCCGCCATCAGAAGCTCTCCATAACGCCGCGAGCGTTCCATGCCCGGTGAAAAATGGAGAGAGCGGCTCGGCAGTTATTACGTCGTCAACACCATCGAAGTGGCGAACGGTCATGGTGTCTGATCCCAGATCGAACCATCAGGAACCGAACCTGGGTCATTAGGCCCGACATAATGCCCCGCGTTTACAGACGCGACGTAGGTCGAACCATTCCACTTGAATGCGAGCATCGCGTTTGTTGGAACCGTACCATCTTCGCCATCCGCTCCGTCAGCGCCATCTGCGCCTGGCGGGCCTTGTGCACCTGTCGCGCCAGTTGCACCGGTAGCACCAGCAGGACCCGTAGCACCCGTAGCACCAGTGGCGCCCGCGGGTCCTTGGGGGCCCTCAGGCCCTGGTGGCCCGGCCACTCCGCCACCTTCGATAAACGAAGGAAGGTCGTTCCAATGGCCAGGACCAAACTTTACAGTATAACTATCGTCTGGGTTAACGGCAATTCCAGGTTCACCATGAAGAAGCTCCGTATTCTTAGATTCCCATTCCTCGGAAGGACCGTATTTAAGAAGGAATCTATAATCCGGATCGTTCATACTCACGGCCCACCTCCATCCAGAATAACATCCTCGGGAAGAACCGGCGCATCTAGAAGATCGCCTTCTCGAACAACATTAAGACGCCATTCCAATTCTCTCAGCTGATTATTCATGGCCTCCAGGACGAATGACGTGGTTGGGGGGTCGAACAGCATACGAACTCGCAAATAAACGTACGACTTTACCGCGTTATACCTTGCGTCGTCTCCCATAAACTCAGACCACGTTGCTGTGTTATCTTCGATAGAAAACCCACCGACAGGCCCAATTCCCAGCTGCTCCAGGGTAGAAAAGGCAGCATTGATGAAGGTAATGACGTCAAGATCAAAAGGTGTGTAATCGGGTTCAAGACCCAAATTCTTTTTGGTGCTAATAAGAATACTGTTTTCCACGCTGCCTCCTCACCTCCTTAGTGATAAAGCTAACGACGTTCAGCTAGAATCTGATTAACCCTAGCCTGAATTTCGCGATGATCGAAACCGGCTTGAGAAAGACGGAGTCGACGATCCTGACCATTACCCCAGTGTCCGTTAAGAACCTCTCGGGCAATGGCATCCAACGCGGCGGCTCTAGTTTCCTCGAAGGACTCTTTCACGACGTTTTCGTCGTTCGATTCTGTCTCCGCGACCGTCTCCTCGGACGATTCCACCTCGGTCTGATCGCTCGTCTCCTCTTCGACCGGCGAGCTGCCATAGTCCGGAGCATCGGAGCCAGCCTCACTACTCTGTTCGTCACTCATCTTTTCAACCTTTCTTTTACCAAAGCTTTGTGTCGCCAGGGCGTCTTTCCGTAGTAACTTTCGGAAGGAGTGAAGGATTACCATAATGTATGGCATTGTGGGTCTCTTTTGTGGTCAATATAAGGAATTCTGGGTCCAATATCCATTCATCCCCATTAACAATGTTATCTGGAACGATAGGATTCATGTGATGCACGAGCAAACCAACGTGAATATCGTACCCAGGAACACCTAAATCGCAGCCGTTATCCCTTAAAATAACTTCGTTTCTTACCTGTTTCCACTGCGAAGACCTGTAAAAATCCTGATTCAAATAACGATCAAACCCAAAAGTTGCCCGCCCGACAGAACCACCAAGCTTTAAATAATCAAATCTCTCTTGAAATCCATGATAACGTGAAAGCTCGGAATAGGTTCTAATCTTCATCGTCTTCACTCTTAACAATCTCTTGCCCAGAGTAAGCACGCATAGCTTCCAAAGCGTTAGAATATAGCTCCTCTACCCTCTTACCCGATTCCATTAATTCTGCTTTTGTTACAAGCATTAGATTCTCGTTTCTGAGTCTCTCTTGCTCTAATCTTTCTCTTGTGGAACCGAGCTTGAGGTAGTGAGTTATGACTTGAGAAGATGCTGATCCCTCAAGTAACTGTTTTTCAGCCAAGTCAATAGCCAAGGAGATCAGTTGATTCTCTCTGCCATCCTCTGTGGTGGCAGGCCTACGCCTACGCATATGCTTAGGCATGAGATCTCCTTTCTACATTAGATCAAGGGGTCGGGTAATCGGGACCCACTAGACCGTTTGCGGGAGTGTTAAACCAGGTGGGAGTCCACTGACCATTCTCCCAATACCGAGTATACATCTTCCCGTCCTTGGCGCCCACACCGATGACAACGAATCGACTTCCAGCCCACCCGCAAGTAACCGAAGAAACGTCTCCACCAAGGTTTTCGGGAACTGCCTCGTGAAGCGCTTCTACACTGGGAGCACTGTAGTGATAAACGGCGGTCTCTCCAGCCTCGTTAGGCTGTCCGACAATACAAAGATTGATCCAACCGTTGTTGGGGTTATTCGTCATGTCCATTACCTTAGGACCTCCTACATGCAAAGACGTTAGACCATTTACGACAGCGGGGGGAGCCGCTGCACGAGCAATACGGGTAAGATCAGCAATACCGACGTCCCAATGGACGTTACCAGGAACGTTCGCGTGGACGCACTGACCGTTAAATGTCCTCCACCAATCCCAAGAAAGGCGAACCTTACCGTCTTCCCCATAACCGTCGCCTCCCGTAGTAGGGGTGACGTTGTAAATATCGATTGGGAAACCGGCGTTAAGGATTGGCTTCAAGACACGACGACCAAGCCAATCACACTTTTCAGCGCTGAATCCCTCAGAAGCAAACCCAAACACTTCAATCTGAAGCGCATGCATGTGATTTGTC